GTAATTGTTGCTGGTGTAGGAGTAATATTTGTTGTACTAATGAAAAATGTTATTGTTGCCGCAGCAGCTTTTCTTGATCTTGGCAAATATCCGATATTTCTTGCAAGAGAAACAACATTTTCTCTTAATGTTGCACTATCAATAAAAACCTCATTTGCGACCATGTTCGCATTGTATGAGGTAATGTAGGTATTGTATGCCAGAACATCAAGTATTGCTGAAAGGTTTGAACCCTCAAAATCATAGTCGGTGAAATTGGAGTTTTCCTTCAGATATTCTCTGAGTGTTGTTTTAACCTGATTAAAATCCAGGTTAGTGAAATTAGCTAACGGCATTTTTTACCTTGTTGGTTGCAAAACAAATTGTAACTCTTGTGGAGACACATCTGCTCCAATAATTTCATAAACAATGGTCACATTAAACTCATTGCTATCATAGTTTGGTGTAACATTAACTCTTTTTACGTCAACTCTTGGTTCGTAATTTTTTAATGAAGATTTAATCTCACCTCTTATAATAGAAGCAGAAATATCATTTATATTCTCAAAAAGAGATTCACTTATCCTGGATCCGAAATTTTCGTTAAAAAACTTCTCTCCAGGATTTGTAAGAACTATGTTTTTTACAGAACGAGCAATCGCAGATTCATTTTTGAGCGCAATCAAGTCATTTGTCAGAGGATGTCTCTGAAAAGTCATGCTAATGTCTTTAAACCCCTGACTGACTCGTTCTAAAGGCACAAAAATAGAGCAATTATAACTTATTTATTAGGGTATCTAATCAAAATTCGTTCAGTGGGATGGGTTCAGTGCCATATTCCCAGTCATCATAATCTTCATCATTACGAATTTTTTCATGAAGTTCGTTTTGAACGTGAAAATCGTGTTTTTTGGGTGTTAAATCATCATTTGCAATCTCACGGAGCATTTTTTGATGCTGATGATTTGCCAAATTGTCTAAAAAATCGTGTTGAGTGCTCATTTTTCGTCCTCTTGAGGTAAATTTTCTCTTTCTTTAGCAGTTTTCCAGAAATATTCGTCCTCACGACCCATTCCGAGTCGTTCAAAACCATTTTCAACTTGATAATAACGAGTGGAAACCTTAAAATCGGGTATTTTTGGTTCAACAGGAGTCAAACTATTATCAAAAATACGCATTCTATTGTTTGGATAGAGTGCATACTGTCCATTATTCAGTTCAATAAGGTTATGAGACTTATGTTCAGCTGGATTCTCTGCAGTATAGCAGTCAATTGCATCCATGTCTTGATGATAATTGTCTAAAGTACAAATATAAGTGCCTTTTTGAGTACCAAAGTCTCTTGTGTATAGTTCATAGTCCATACTACCAATAAATTGCTTCTGAACAGCAACTACACCATAGTCCATACAGTTCCAGAACTGTAGGTTAGGAAGGTCCAGATCGGGGTCTGGAAGGACCGGAGACGAGAGAAACGCACTGATAGGTAGTTTATCATACATTGCAGCGTATTCTGGTAAATACGTCTCAAAATAAAAAGTGCGTCCAGGTATCGACTTTGCCGACACCCAAACGCCTTTAACAAATTCACCATGACCACTTTGATGGTCAGTAAGATATTCTTTTCGTACCCATACTTCAACTGAAGGTAGGTTACAGATAAGAGCAGACATTAAATCAACGTAACTGTCTTATTTACCCTGCCCACGATAACGTTTCTTTGCTTTATTACGAGAAGTCGCAGAGAGTAAAGTATTCTTTGACTTTCCTTGACGAGTCTTTTTGGGTTTACCTGGGGTATAAGTACCACCTTTCATCATTGCCATAATAATCTCCTATATCAAATAATACGAGTCTTTTCGTGACCAACCCTAATACGAGGGTCACACCAGATATCAAATCCTTTCTCCTTGGCATCAAGACAGAATGAGACATCCTCACCACACATGTCCTGAACGTTCCCACTTTCAAAGACTTGCATCTTAGGAGCAAACCAAGGATATTCGAGATTCTCAAATACACCTTTCTTGATCAGTACCCAACCAAAACCAGTGTAGTCAACAGTAAATGGTACACGACGTTTCTGAATGGAATCGACAGTTTCGTGATTCATCACTCCACCATTCTTACGGAAATCATCCTCTTCTAACCAGTGTGCGACAGAAGTTGTGTGTCCATCTTCAGTGGCATACCAACCAGCAACG